CTTGCAAGGGTGTTTGTCGTTTAGATAAAGAGTATTGCGTAGGATGCAAACGCCACGTCGACGAAATCGTTGAGTGGTACAATTTATCTGAAAAGAAAAAACAAGCAGTCATTGAAAGAATAAAGAATGGCACAACCTACCACAAAAAAATTTAAGTTTACAGAAGACCATGCCAAGATCATTCTTGATTTAGGCAAGCAAGGTGCATCTCAAAAATCGATGTATGCTGCTATTGGTATCAGTAAAACTACTGCATTAAAATTAAAGAAAGAAGATCCATTCTTTGCAGAAACCATGGATCTCGCTACAACTTATGGTCAGTCATACTGGGAAATGATGATGTTGGCCAACATAGAAAACAAGGCATTTAATTCACGCGTTGCAGAGATTGCTTTACGTGGTCAATACCCCGAAGACTACAAAAATGATAGAGAACAAAAGATTGATCTAAAAGCTGAAGTGACCGTCGATTTTAACAAGGACATTGCTAACCTAATTTCAGCATTAAAGCAATAGTTTTGCCCAAAATAAATAAAAATAATTAGGCCCGAAAGGGCCTATTTTTTTGCATTAGTATATGTACACTTTTACGAATTGAAAGAATACATATGACCGCTCATGCAATCCTCTCAGCCTCTGGATCTAAACGATGGCTATCTTGTACACCTTCAGCAAGACTAGAAGCAACCTTACCAGATCCCCCTAAAAGCATATCATCATTTGACTTCTCACAAGAAGGCACGATGGCGCATTCATTGGCAGAAGCAAAGTTAAGATTACATTTTAATCAAATATCTTCAGAAGAATATAAGCGTGAGTATGAGATCATTAAAGCCACACCATATTATGATGAAGAGTTTGAAGCCCATGTTGACAATTACGTGCTTTATGTTAGATCACAAATAGGTGACAACGACAGACCACTCTTCGAACAAAAAGTTGACTTCTCAGACTGGGTTCCTGACGGTTTTGGTACAGCCGATGTTGTCATACTTAACAAACACTCCATACACATCATTGACCTTAAATTTGGGCGTGGTGTTCCAGTGGGTGCGCGTGACAATCCTCAGCTAAGACTTTATGCACTAGGTGCTTGGAGTAAGTTTAAAGAAGATTTTCCAGACATCACCGAAGTTAAATATACCATCCATCAACCTAGGTTAGACAGCATTACAACAGACCACACAACAGTACATAAACTTGTTGACTGGGCGACTTACTTTGTAAAACCCAAAGCTAAAAAAGCCTGGATGGGTGCAGGTGAGTTTATTCCTGGTGAGTGGTGCCAATGGTGTAAGGCAAAAGCACAATGTCGAGCACGTTCTGATTACAACACAGAGCTTGCTAACCAAGACTTTAGAGACCCTCCATTATTAAGTGAAGACGAACTTAACAATGTACTACTCAAAGCACAAGACTTAAAAACTTGGGTGAATGATGTAGAAGAGTTTGCATTAAATCGTGCAGTCCATCAAAACAAATTGCCAATAGGATTTAAATTATCTACCTCAGTGACACATAGGAAGATTACAGACCAAGCGCTTGCAGCCAAGGTGCTATTAGAAAAAGGTTTAGATGAATCAGCAATTTTTGAGCCTGTCAAATTGAAGTCAATTGCCACGTTAGAAAAGCTAACAGCCAAGGGACAACTTGTGGCATGGTTGGGTGATCTCGTTCAACGCCCTGAGGGACAGCCTAAATTAGTCCGCGACTCAGCCAACGCAGCGGATGACTTTAAGTGATGAAATATAAATGCTTTGGTAGATTAATTGATGTACCTGACAGCCTTGTCAACAAATTTACAAAAGACTTTGATTCACTACCAAACAGCGGTCAGTGGGAGGCAATAAATGAGTTGCGTAATGGCGTCTATGAGGTTATGCTATTAGTTCAGATGGATCCTAATATGTTAGATGACCTAGCATATAGGAAGGACTTTGTCAACTCCCTTGCGATTAAAAAAGCAATGGAAAATAATGGGATAATGTATGATGCTTAATAATATGATAATGTGGTGTTTCTTAATAATACCATTGCTTTGTTTATTATTGATGTTTATAATAGCAGTTATCAGTGTAGAATATAAACTATACTGTAAAAGAAAGGGTAGACGAACTAACCCCTATTGAAGTTTAGTTCTTACGTTAAGGAGAATAGTATGGCAGCAACAAATAAAATTAAAATTGTTACAGGTAAAGTACGTTTTTCATATGCGCACGTGTTTCAACCAAGTGCAGCAGTTGAAGGTGGTACACCAAAGTATTCAGTATCTTTGATTATTCCAAAGTCTGATACAGAAACTGTAGCTAAATTTCAAAAAGCTTTTGAAGATGCAGCAAACACAAACGCAGCATTCTTTGGCGGTGCAGTTCCAAAGAATTTAAAAGGTGGTTTACGTGATGGTGATGCAGAGAAAGATGATCCAGCATATGCTAACTCATACTTTATCAATGCAAACTCAGCACAAAAACCAGGCGTTGTTGATGCTGATATGAATGCGATCATTGATCCTTCAGAATTCTATAGTGGTTGCTATGGTCGTGCTTCAGTCACCATGTATCCATATAATGCATCAGGTAACAAAGGTATTGCGTGCGGTTTAAATAACGTACAAAAGTTAGAAGACGGAGATCAATTAGGCGGTGGCACTTCTGCTGCAGCTGACTTCGCAGTCTAATGCAAAAAATCTTAGTCATGGGTCTTCCTGGCGCGGGCAAAACAACAATGGCCCGCGCTTTGATGAGGCAATTAAAACATCATAACAAATCTGTTAAATGGTTTAATGCAGATCGAGTTCGGGAAGACTTCAATGACTGGGACTTTTCTGATAATGGTCGATTACGACAATCCGCTAGAATGTATTACCTAGCAAAACAATCCAAAGAAAATTATGTCATATGTGATTTTGTTTGTCCGACAAAACTTATGTATGCACTGTTTGAGCCACAAATAACTGTATGGATGGACACCATCAAGGAAGGACGTTACGAAGATACCAACAAAATATTTACACCACCTAACAAATACGATTTTAAAATAACAGAAAAAGATGCAGCGACACATGCTGCAATAATTATTGGAAAGATATTAAATGGATCAATATAGAGAATACATTGCCGCGAGTCGATACGCGCGTTTTATCGATGAAAAAAATAGACGTGAAACATGGGAAGAAACAACCAAAAGATTTGTAGATTATATTTTTAGTCGCACAGATGTGATTAAAGATGATGAAGAATTAAGAAAAGAAATTACATTTGCTATTTATAACCATGAAGTTATGCCGTCCATGCGTGCTATGATGACGGCAGGAAAGAGCGCTGATCGTGATAACACCTGTGTATATAATTGTTCGTACCTTCCAGTCGATGATCCTAAATCATTTGACGAAGCCATGTTCATCTTGCTATGCGGAACAGGAGTTGGTTTCTCTGTCGAGTCAAGTAATATTAACAAGTTGCCCGAAGTGCCGGACACTCTATTTGATTCCGAGCACACCATCGCCGTTCATGATTCAAAAGAAGGTTGGGCAAAAGCATTAAGATTATTATTGGCTCATCTATGGGCAGGTGAAATTCCAAAATGGGACATGTCAAAAATCCGCCCAGCGGGAGCTCGATTAAAAACATTTGGTGGTAGGGCGTCTGGACCAGATCCATTAATTGATTTATTTAATTTTGTAGTAGCAACATTTAAACACGCTAAAGGTCGTAAACTCAATTCATTAGAGTGTCACGATATTATGTGTAAAATTGGTGAAGTAGTTGTAGTAGGTGGCGTACGTCGATCTGCTATGATCTCACTATCAGACTTAGATGATGAAAGGATTAGACATGCAAAAGCGGGACCTTGGTGGGACACAGCGCCGCATCGCGCGCTTGCGAATAATTCCGCCGTATATAACGAGACGCCTACAGTTGGTAAGTTCATGGAGGAATGGCTCTCACTCTACAACAGTCACTCGGGGGAGCGCGGTATTTTCAATCGAGAGGCTGCTAAGAAAACGGTATCAAAATTCGGACATCGAGATCCAAATTTCGAATTCGGTTGCAATCCGTGCTCCGAAATTATTCTTCGTCCGTATCAATTTTGTAACCTCACGGAAGTTGTTATACGCCACGACGATACCAAAAAATCACTTGAACGCAAAGTTATCTTGGCAACTATTTTGGGTACTATACAGTCAACGTTCACAAAATTCCCGTACCTAAGAAAAGTATGGCAAAAGAATACTGAAGAAGAACGCTTGCTTGGTGTATCATTAACTGGTATATTTGATAATACTTTAATGACCACCCAAGGAGATAAACTAAATGGAATTCTTAACGAACTTAGAGATGTGGCGAGAGCTACGAACAAAATCTGGGCAGAAAAACTTGGAGTCCCAACCAGTGCAGCAATCACCTGCGTCAAGCCAAGTGGAACAGTCTCTCAACTTGTTGACTCTGCATCAGGAATCCATCCAAGACATTCTAAATTCTATATCAGAAGAGTACGCGGCGACAAAAAAGATCCACTTACAACCTTCCTTGTGGAACAAGGCGTTCCTAGCGAAGACTGCGTATATAAACCGACGCAAACAACAGTATTCAGCTTCCCTCAAAAAGCGCCAGATGGATTAACACGTTCAGATGTCACTTCAATTAATCACTTAGAATTATGGTTAACTTATCAAAGAGAGTGGTGTGAACACAAACCTTCTGTTACAATATCGGTTGAAGAAAAAGATTGGCCGAGCGTAGGTGCATGGACATGGAATCACTTCGATCAGATTAGTGGTGTGTCATATTTACCATATGATGGGGGTACATATCGCCAAGCGCCATATGAGGAAATAAATGAAGATCAATATAATGAATTAAAATCAAGAATTCCTAAAATTGATTGGACTAAACTTGTAGAAACAACAGATAATGTAGAAGGAGTACAAACCTTGGCTTGTGTTTCTGGAATATGCGAAATATAATGAAAGTTTGTTCTACTTGTAATATTAAAAAGGCATTATCTGAATTTTCACCAGATAAAAGAAGAATAGATGGTAAAAATTCACAATGTAGAAGATGTCAATTAGATGCTAAAAAACAAAAAAGATCATTAAATAAATTAAAAGCTATAAAATTTTTAGGTGGTAAATGTAAATTATGTGGCATTAAATCAGAATGTAATGATATTTATGATTTTCATCATAGAGATCCGAAACATAAAGAATTTAGTTTAAATTATTTAATGAATACTGATTGGAATCGGATTGAAATGGAATTAAATAAATGTGATTTATTATGTTCTAATTGTCATAAAATAACACATTGGAAAATTAGAAATATCAATAATGATTAATAATCTTTCACTGTGGTGGTGAAGTAAGAGGGGCTGCTGTACGGGCTCCTCTTTTTTATTTGGAGATTAAAATGGCAAGTGAGGCAGGCAAAGGATCTAATAGAAGACCAGCTCAAGTACCACAAGAAGAAGTGGATAAGA